GGGACTACGGACAATCGCCGTCGCCAGACTGTCGAAGGCTACCTCGCCCATAAGTGGCGCCTGACCGCCAACCTTCCCGCCGCGCACCCGTTCAAGAACCGCCCGCCGCTGATCGGGGACTGACATGCTGCGCGTCAGGGTTCCGCTACTAAATCAGAGTGGCGGGGTTACGGCTCCCGGTCAGACCGTTACAGCCACTGCCAGCCTCATCGCTGGCAGCGCGACGGGTGCAGGCGCTGCAGCGGCGGTCACACTTAGCGCAGCCGCTTCGCTTATCGCCGGCATCGCGACCGGCGCTGGCACGGCCGGTGGCGTCACGCTCACCGCCTCGGCCAGCCTTATCGCCGGCAGCGCCTCGGCCGGCGGCGCTGCCACCGCTAACGGCGTTACGCTCACCGCCACCGCAAGCCTGATCGCAGGCACGGCCACTGGCGGCGCCGGCGCCGCAGCCAGCGGCGTTACGCTCACGGCCACGGCCAGCCTCATCGCAGGCACCGGCACCGGTGCAGGCACCGCCAGCGGCGTTACGCTCACCGCAACGGCCAGCCTTATCGCCGGCAGCGCCTCGGCCGGCGGCGCTGCCACCGCCAGCGGCGTCACGTTCACGGCCACTGCCAGCCTCATCGCTGGCAGTGCCAGCGGCGGCGCGGGCGCGGTCACCGCCAATGGCGTGACACTTATCAGCACCGCCACGCTGATCGCGGGCGGTGTGTTTGCGGCGCAAGGCGTCGCACCCGGCCGCACATTCAACGTGCTCGCCACGCTGCTGCCCGGCCTGGCCGGCAGCGGCACCTTCAGCGCCAGCGAATACACGCAGCAGGTCATCGCCCAGACGCGGCGCATTGGCCCCAGCAGCGTGCAAGACACGTCGCAACGGATTGGCAGCGCCAGCGTGCAGGGCACGCGGCGCCGCATTGGAAAGGCACCCGCATGAGCATGGTCGACAGCCTGATCGCAGGCGACACGCTCGACTTTACGGACGTGGTCGCGGACTACCCGGCCACCGCCGCCTGGGTGCTCAAGTATCGCCTGGTGCCGCGCTTCACGACGCCCGTGCAGGCCCCGGTCGAGCTGACCGCCACCACGGTCAACACCACCGACTACCGCGTGCAGGCCGCGAGCACAGCCACCGCCGCCTGGGCGCCAGGCGCCTACAACTGGTTCCGCTGGGTCGAGAAGATCGGTGAGCGCCAAAGCCTCGGCAGCGGCTCGCTCACGGTGCAGATCAACCCGGCCGCGGCCGCGCAGGGTGCGGACATTCGCAGCCAGGCCGAGCGCGCCATTGATGATCTGCGCACTGCCTATGCCGCCTTTGACGGCACGCGCAGCGAGTTTTCTATTGCCGGTCGCAGTATCAAGTTTGCAACCCGCGCCGAGATCGTGCGGCAACTCAGCTACTGGGGCGTGCAACTGAAGCGCGAGCGGCGTGCCAGCGCGCTGGCGGCCGGCCTGCCCGACCCGTCAATTCTCTATGTGAGGTCCGGCCGTGCTTGAAGCGCTACGCAATCGGGTGGCCCGCTGGCTCAGTGGTGGCCAAGCTCAGCAGCCCACCAGTCAGGTCATCAAGGTCGGCGGCCAGCAGCGCTATGCATCCGGCTTCAAGTCGCGCCTGCGCGCCGGCTGGGCCACGCCCAATGCCAGCGCCAACGCCATGCTCGAGACCAACCTCAAGCAGATGCGCAACAGCGCGCGCGCGCTCATGCGCGACGCCAGCTATGCCAAGCGCGCCGCCGACATCATCGTCAACAACGTGGTCGGCACCGGCATCGGCGTGCAGGCCAAGGTGCGCAGCACGCGCGAGGGCCTGCGCGACAACGTCAACGAGGCCATCGAGACCGCCTGGGCCGAGTGGTGCAAGCCAGAAAACTGCACGGTCGGTGGCGAGCTGCACTTCAACGACCTCGAGCGCCTGCTGTTGCGCGAGGTGGTCGAGGCCGGCGAGATCTTCGTCAAGGCTCACCTGCGCCCCTTTGGTGACTCGGCCGTGCCGCTGGCGCTCGAGGTGATCGAGCCCGAGCGCATTGCCGACGAATATTCACGCGTCGCCAACACCGCCGCCGGAAACGTCGTGGTGATGGGTGTGGAGCTTGATCGCTACCACCGCCCGCAAGCCTACTGGGTGCGCGACCATCACCCCGGCGACCACCGCCTGCTGGCCGGCACGCCTGACACCGTGCAGCGCGAGCCCGCCACGCTCATGTTTCACCTGCGCGTGTTCAAGCGCCACCCGCAGACGCGCGGCGAGCCGTGGCTGCACACCGCCATCAACAAGCTGCACGACATGGATGAGTACAGCGAGGCCGAGGTCACGGCCGCCAGCTCATCGGCCAAGATCTTCGGCAGCATCAAGAAGAATCCTGACCTCGCCGACCCCAACCCGGCCGGCCCCAGCGGCACCAGCACAGACGCCAGCGGCGCGCGCCAGTTCTCAATCGAAAACGGCGTGATGTACGACCTCGATCCAGGTGAAGAGATCGAGATGCACGCGCCCAACCGGCCCAACACCGCGCTCGACCCCTTCCTGCGCTACATGGTGCGCGAGGTGGCCGCCGGCATTGGCGTGAGCTACGCCAGCATGAGCGGCGACTACTCGCAAACCAACTACAGCAGCTCGCGCCTCGGCCTGCTATACGACCGTGACGCATGGAAAGTGCTGCAGCAGTGGTGGGTGCGCACCTTCCGTGCGCGCCTGCATGCGCTGTGGCTGCGCCAGGCGATCTACTCGCGCGCCATCGAGGTGGTGCGCGTCAATGAATACGTCGCCGACCCGGCCAAGTTTGAGGTCGTGCGCTGGAAGCTGCGCGGCTGGACCTGGGTCGATCCAGCCAAGGAAGTCTCCGCCTATAAAGAGGCCGTCAAGGCGGGCTTTACCACCGTCACCAAGGTGATCGACCAGACCGCCGACGGCAGCGACCTCGAAGACATCCTCGAGCAGCGCGAGGCCGAGCTGAAAGCCTTTGCCGAGCACGGCATCACGGTCGACACCACCGTCATCGAGGCCAAGCCGCCCGCACCGGCGGCAGCGCCACCGGCGCCACCTGATGACGACGCCGAAGACGACGCTGATGAAGCTTAGCAAGAGCAAGAAAAAGAACCGCCTGAGCGGCTCGTTTCATTTCGGAGGTAACCCCGATGGACGAATTGAAGGTCGGCGCGCTGCTACGCGACGCCGGTGACAACTCGATCGTGCTGCGCAAGGCCGAAGGTGGCCGCGCCTCGCTCAGTTTCAGCGCCAGCAGCGAAGAGCCCTACCAGCGCTGGTTTGGCATCGAGGTGCTCGACCACGCCAAGGGCGCGGTGCGCATGCAGCGCTTTGAGCGTGGCGCCGTGCCGCTGCTGTTCAACCACAACTGGGACGACCCCATCGGCATGGTCAAGAGCGCCAGCGTGCGCAATGGCCGGCTGATGATCGACGAAGCCGAGCTCTTCAGCACCGCGCGCTCGGCCGAAGTCGAGCGCATGGTCAACGAAGGCTTGCGCAACGTCAGCGTCGGCTACCAGATCCACGAGCTTACCGAGGAAAAGGGCGAGGTCTACCGCGCCACTGACTGGGAGCCGCTGGAGGTTTCAATCGTCACGGTGCCGGCCGATTCCACTATCGGAGTTGGACGCGCCGCCGATCAAACGCCACGCGCCGTGCGTGTGGTGCGTGCAGTTTCCCCCACCGCGGCCCCCGCCGCTTCTCAGAAAGGTAGCCTCATGGCAACCCAAGAACACGCCGCCGCGGGCGCAGTCGCGGATATTCAAGTGATCGACAACGGTGCGCAAGAGCGTCTGCGCATCAAGACCCTGTCAAGCCTGGGCAAGCGCCACGGCATTCCTGACGGCGAAGTCGAAAAGTGGATTGACACCGGCGTCAACGAAGAGCAGGCCGCGCTCAAGTGCCTGGACGTGATCGCCCAGCGCGCCAAGTCGCAGATCAAGGACCAGGCCAGCCACGTCGGCCTCAGCGCCGACGAAGTCAAGCGCTACTCGCTGGTGCGCGCCATCCATGCCGTCGTGCACAAAGACTGGGCCAAGGCCGGCTTTGAGGCCGAAGTCAGCAAGACCATCGCCCAGCGCATGGGCAAGTCGCTCAGCGAGCACAGCTTCATGATCCCGCTCGAAGTGCAGCAGCGCGTGTTGCAGGTCGGCACGGCAGCGCAAGGCGGCAACTTGGTCGGCACCGACTACCGTGGCGATTCGTTCATCGACGTGCTGCGCAACCGCTCGGTCGCCTTCCGCGCCGGTGCCCGCCCGCTGCCGGGTCTCATGGGCCCCGTGGCCATCCCGCGCAAGACCGCAGCCGGCGCTGTCGGCTGGGTCGGTGAGGTCGGCACGGCAACGGTCAACGAAATGACCATCGGCCAGCTCACCATGCAGCCGCGCCACATCGCTGGCTACCAAGAGTTTTCGCGCCAGCTCATGCAGCAGGCCTCGCCTGAGATCGAGGCGCTCATCACGACCGACCTGGCGGATTCCATCGCCGTCGGCCTCGACGCCGCAGTCATCAGCGGAACGGGCGCCAACACGCCGACGGGCATTCGCTTTCAGTCGGGCCTGGGCACGGCCAACCCCACCGCGGGCACGGCCGTCGTCTACTCGGACATGATCCGCTTCCAGTCGACGGTGGCGGGTGCCAATGCCATGTTCGGCTCGTTCGCCTACCTGACCACGCCAACCGTCGCGTCCATCCTCATGGGCAAGCCGCGCTTCACCAACAGCGACACGCCGATCTGGGAAGGCGGCATTCTGGACGGCCGCGTGGTCGGCATGCCGGCGTACAGCTCGCTGCAACTCGGCACGGGCACCACGCTGGCCGGCGACTTCTCGCAAGTGCTGGTCGGTGAGTGGGGCGGCCTCGAGATCGAGGTCAACCCGTATGCCAACTTCCAGGCCGGCATTGTCGGCGTGCGCGGGTTCTACACCGCGGACGTGGGCGTGCGCTACGCCGCAGCGTTTGCGGTCGGCACCGGCATGACGGGCTAAGCAGCTATGGCGCTCACCACGCAGCAAGACAACGGCCTGGTGCGCGCGGTGGCCCTGGTCGGGTTCTTCCGCAATGGCGACATTGTGGAGCCCGGCCAGGTGCTCGAGCTGCCGCGCCATGAGTTCGGTTTGCACCGCATGTACAAGCAGGTCGACCTCGCCCCCGCGCCGTCGCCTGCCGACGATGCGGCCACCGCACCCAAGGCCAAGCGCACCAAGTAGTCAACTTCGCACGGCTAGGGCTGAGCTTGCAACTCGGTCCCGAAGAGCGCGTCACCCACCGCGCCTGCCGTGCACCTCCATAGTGGGTCTTCAGGGGTAGAAGACATGGTCTGGAAAAGCAACGCGCCGCAGGGCGCAGAGTCTGCCAAGGTCCGTCTCGACTTGGTGCCGTACATGCATGGCCGCGTGCTCGATCTGGGCTGCGGGCCTGAAAAGGTGTTTCCCGCCGTCATCGGCGTGGACAACGACAAGGACGCCAAGCTCTTTGGCATCAAGGCGAGGCCCACCGTGGTGGCCGACTGCGCCACGCTCGACCTGTTTGCAGACCAGAGCGTTGATACCGTCTTCAGCAGTCACCTGCTAGAGCACATTGAAGACTACAAGGGCGCGCTCACCCACTGGTGGCGCGTGCTCAAGCCGGGCGGCTACCTGGTGCTGTATCTGCCGCACGCCGATCACTATCCCAACATAGGCATGCCGGGCGCCAACCCGGACCACAAGCACGACTTTCGCAATGAAGACATCCGCGGCGCCGTTAACTCGATGGCGCATTACACGCAGACCGGCTTCGACCTGGTAGTCGATGAAGTTCGCACGGGTGGCGATGAGTACAGCTTCCTGCAGGTGTACCGCAAGCGTGCCGACGCGCAGCGCAACGTCACGCTGCCGCCGCAGCGCGCAGACAAAAGCCTCGGCATCATCCGCTGGGGCGGCTACGGTGACGCGCTGTGGATCAGCGCCATTCTGCCGGCGCTGAAGGCCGAGGGCTGGCATATCACGCTGTACGCCGGCAAGCAGACCGAGGTCGGGCTGCGGCATGACCCGCACCTCGACCGGATTGAAGTGTTTCCTGACAACCTGTTCGGTGAGGGTGCAGCCACCACGGTGCTGCAGACCGCCTACTGGATGCATTTGGAAAGCAAGCACGAGCGGCTCATCAACCTCATCGGCTCGGTCGAGGTGACGCTGCTGCCCAGCCCGGCCGAGCGGCGCTTCTTTTTGCCGTATGAGCAGCGCGCCCGCTTGATGGATGTCAACTACATCGAGCAGGTGGCGCAGTGGGCTGGCGTGCCGTTTGAAAAGGTGAGCCCGGTCAAGTTCTACCCCACGGCCGAAGAGTCGGCATGGGCCCTGGTCGAGCGCGCCAAGGTCGACGGCCCGCTGGTGATGGTCAACCCTGGCGGGTCGAGTGCCACAAAGTGGTGCTGTGCGACGTGGTGGTCGGCACCGAGTCGGCCATTGTCAACAGCGTGAGCCATGAGCAGTGCTTCAAGGTGGTCACGCTGTCGCACAGCAGCGCCAACAACCTGACGCGCGACTGGGTCAACACGCTGGCGCTGGCGCCCACGGACCTCGCGTGCTACCCGTGCCACCGCATTCACGTCGACGGCAGCTACTGCAACATCGTGCCCAACCCGGTGAGCAGCGCCTGCCAGTTTGCGGCCAGCGCCGAGGTGGTGGCCGAAGAGGTGCAGAAGTGGCTGCACCGTGATGTCAAGCGGGCGGCCTGACCATGGGCACCCTGCAACGATTTGATGTGGTGGCCCTGCAGCAGCGCTACGGGTTGGGGGCTTTTGTCGAGACCGGCACCGCCGATGGTGACAGCCTGGCCTGGGCGGCGCGGGCTGACTTCAAGCGGCTGCACTCAATCGAGATCGTGCGCAATCTGGCACAGGCCGCACAGGCCCGCTTTGCCGGTGACGCGCGCATCACGGTGTGGTGCTGTGACACGGCCCTGGCCATGCCTAACTTGTTGCGTGGGCTGGGCGATGTGCCCACAATGTTCTGGCTCGACGCGCATTTCCCCGGCGCTCACCACGGCGCCGACTATTCCGCCGAGAGGTGCGTCGAGACCCGCCTGCCGCTCGAGCGTGAACTGCAGGCAATTGCCGAGCGCGGTGCGGTGCACGATGTCATCTTGATCGACGACGCGCGCATCTACCAGCCCGGCCCGTATGACGCCGGCAACCTGCCAGACGACTGGCCGCCGCTGCAGGGTGTCACGCGCTCGCTGGATTTTGTGCGCGCGTTGTTCGGCGCCACGCATAACGTGGTGGTCGACTACGCCGACCAAGGCTACGTGATGGTGTGCCCACGGGTGCAGCAGCACGCCTGCGGCAAGTGGCTTGTGGAGTTTTGAGCATGCTTGAGACCGACGCCGACCGCCTGGCCTACCTGCAGGCCGTGGGCGAGCAAATCAGCGTCAACGGGCAAACCCTGTGGGCGGTGCCCGACAACGCGTATGTAGACGTGCTGGACCTAGCCGCCGGCACCCGTCCGCAGGCCATCGTGCGCACGGCTGACGTGCCAAACATCGCACCCGGTCAGACGGTGGTCATGCAGGGCACGCAATACAGCGTGGCTGAGATACAGCCGGACGGAACCGGCATGACCACGCTAATCCTGCAAAAGACCTGATATGCCCCACGTTCGCCAAGACCTGCGCGCCGCTGTGGTCGCCGCAGTGACCGGGCTCGCCCAAACGCAGACGCGCGTTCATACCGCGAGGGTGTACCCGCTTCGTGAATTGGACATGCCTGCGCTGGTGGTCAACACCACTAACGACAGTGCAGAGACCGAGGGCGGCGCGGCCGAGCTTTACGTGCCGCGCGTCATCAGCGTCGAAGTGCAGGCCTATGCGCGAGGCGCCAACCTAGCCAACACGCTGGACACCATCTGCGAGCAGGTCGAGGTGGCGCTCGGTGTCGCGCTCACCGTACAAGGTAAGCAAATACTGCTGGCCTACCAAAGCACCGAAATTGAGTTCGACGGCGAGGCTGAGCAACCCATCGGCCGCGCCGTCATCACCTTTAACTCACCACCGCTTTACACCGCGAGCAACGCGCCGGGCACGCTGCTCTAAGGTCTGACTACACCCGGCATCACGGAGCATCATTATGGCAATTACCCTTTCCACGGGCACCGTGGTCGCCATCGCGTCGACCTACGGAGCCTCGGTCAGCATGAGCGCAATCAGCAATGCCTCGCAGGCGGTTGCCACTTTGGCTGCCGGCCATAGCGTTGTGGTCGGCGACTTTCTCGAAGTCACCAGCGGGTGGGACTTGTTGAACGGCCGCATCGTGCGTGTAGTCACGGTAGTCACAAACGACATCACATTCGAGAACATCAATACGACCAGCACGTCGCTTTACGCGGCCGGCGCTGGTACTGGAAGTATTCGCCGCATCACCGCTTGGACAAACATCACGCAGATTCAAAACATTGCTCCGGGCGGCGGCGAACAACAGTTCGTGGACGTGACGACCATCGTAGACCGCACGCAAAAACAAATTCCCACCACGCGCAGCGCGCAGACCATCCAGTTGCAGGTTCTTGACGATCCGGCGCTGAGCTACTACAGCATCGTCACCACCGCCGCCGGCACGGCCGTCCCCACGGCGCTGCGGATGATCTTCCCGAACAACAGTCGCCTCGTTGCCAACGGCTACTGGTCGTTGCAGACCACGCCCAACGTGGCCGCCAACGCGCCGCTTACCGCCAACATCGACATTAGTTTTTCCGCTGAGCCGGTCCGGTACTCAACGTGAGCGACATTGAGCGAATCAAGGCGCGCGCTCTGGCCGCGCGCCAGTTCAGCGTGGCGTGCGGCAGCCGAAACTATGTTTTGCAGTTGCCCACGCCGCATGAACTTGAAGTTGCGGCGGCCAAGCGTTCCGAGGGCGATCTCGGCATGGTGGAGTTCTTTCGGGCTCAGCTTGAGCGCGCGATGGTCGGCTGGCAAGGCGTGCGCGAGTGCGACTTCGCGCCCGGCACCGAGCTGCCTATCATCGGCGGAACCCTTGAACCGCCGATTTCGTTTTCTGCCGAGCTTGTTCCGTGGCTGCTTGACGCACAACCTGCCGACGCTGAGCAGTTGCGCACCGCGCTGATTGATGCGCTGGCAAAACGCCGCGAGCGAATTGAGGCCGCTGCAAAAAACTAATCTCGCGTCTCGCGTGGGAGCGTTCCCGCGCCGAGGCGCAGACACCTCAAGCGAAAGCCATAGGGCTAGATGCTGCTGTTGGGGATCCAGATCCTTGGCTGCCCGATGCCCTTATTGCCGCGCATGCTTGGCATTGGATGGGCGGCTGGCAACCCACCACGCTGCCGCTGTATTGCCAGTTACACGATGTTGATGACCTTGACCTTTTGGCCCAATTGTTAATTGTGATTCGGAAGCACGCAAATGGCTAATACCGAAGCCAAGGTTGTCATTAGTGCCGAAGACAGGGCCACCCGCGTTTTGCAGGGGATTCGCGGATCGGTAGATAACGTAGTCCGAACATTCGGCCTCTTGTCGGCCAGCGTGGCCGGTATTGGTGGCGGCGCCGCTTTGGCTGGTTTGCGTTCGCTGGTGTCGTCAATTGACGACCTTGATTGACGACCTTGACGAGGCCGCGCAAGGACTTGGCCTTACTGCTGTTCAGCTATCCAATTTACAGCAGGCGGCGCGCGAGTCTGGCGTTAGCGCTGAGCAGTTCGGCACCGCCATTACCCGGCTTAATGTTCGTCTGGGTGAGGCCGCAAGCGGGAACGAAGAGGCGGCGCAGCTTTTCAAGGCCTTTGGCGTTGCTGTCAAAACGGCCGGCGGTTCTATCCGCCCAGTCGATGACGTGCTGCGCGATCTCGCCGGCCGGTTTAGTCAGCTAGAAGACGGTCCGGCAAAGGCTGCGCTGGCCGTTGACTTGTTTGGCCGAAGTGGTGCGAAGTTAATCCCGCTACTCAATCAAGGCGCCGATGGGTTAGAGCGGTTTAGTGGTCTGACTAAGGACACCGTGACCGAAGCAGCCAAACTGCAAAAAGAGTTTGACGAGCTCGGCGCTACATTTGAACGGTTTAAGAACACCCTTGCGGGCGGGGTGTTGCCAGTCCTTAACGATACGATAGATGTCATTCGCCGACTCGACTTTGGCCGCGCGTTTAGCCAAATTTTGCCAGGCCGTATCCTCCAAGACCTTAACAATCAGGTGCAAGAGGCTGCGGCCAGGCAACGTCAATTGCGCGAGGCGCTGGCTTTGGGTGCGGGCCAGTACAGCAACGAAGGCCGCGCCGCATTGCAAAGTGCTGATGGCGTCCTTGTAAACGCAAGGGCCAAGCGAGAAAACACTCGAGCCACGCGAGAAAACAAAGACGCCAACAAGGAATTATTTGACCAGTCCGAATCGTAAGCGAGCGCGAACGCCGTCTGGCCGATCTTACCGGCCGCAGCGCTGCCGAGCAGCAGGCGCGCGATCTTCAGTTGATTGACGATGCTCTATTCGAGGGGACTATCAGCCTCGAAGAATTCGAGGCCGCTTACAGCCGCATTTTCGGCCTCAACAGCGAGGGCGCGCGCGGCCTAAAGGAAGTGACCAATGGAGTCGAAGAGCTTGCCCTTACGTTTGCAAGTAGCCTAGGGGACGCGATTAGCTCGGGCCGTCTGGACATCGCAAGCTTTTTCGACGCCCTGTTAAAAGATCTACTCAAGCTGACCACGCAACTCTTGATCGTCAAGCCACTAGCAGAGGCGCTAAGGTCGGCTCTTGGCGACGGCGGGAGTCTCAGCGGTATTCTTGGCAGCATTGGCGGTGCGTTCGGTTTCGGCGGCGCTCGCGCCATGGGCGGCCCTGTGGCTGCCGGCATGGGCTACCTGGTAGGAGAACGTGGTCCCGAATTATTTGTCCCCCGCAGCAGTGGGCAGATTGTCCCCAACGGTGGCGGCGCCATGAACATCAACGTTAATCTGCCTCCCGGCACAAACGTAACGAGGCAGACCGCTAATCAGATTGGCTTGGCCGTTGGCCGTCAGTTGTCGATGGCCGGACGGCGGAACGGATAACCCATGACCTTCATGGAAAGCCCGCGATTCCCTGAGCGGATATCGGTGCAAGCCAGTGGTGGGCCGGGGTACAGCACGGACATCATTACCGTTCGCGCCGGGTTCGAGAGTCGAAACATCAACTGGTCACAAGCCAGGGCTCGATACGACATTAGCCACAGCCCAAGAACCGAAGCGCAAAAGGATGAGCTGCTCGCATTTTTTCGCATGATGCGCGGCGCGGCTTATGGGTTCAGGTTCCGTGATTGGTCTGATTATCGAGTTGCATCGACCGCTGGCGTTTTGCAACCGTTCCTGGGCACAATTGACCAGGGCACGCTTGGAACAGGTGACGGCGTAGCAACCTACCAGCTCATGCGTCGTTATGGGTCCGGCACGTTTGCGGAGGCTCGCCGAATTCGCAAGCCGGTCTCCGGGACAGTTATTGTTTTGCGCAACGGATCGCCGGTCACAGTTGGCTCGGCGAACGGCAATATCTCAATTGACACTACGACTGGCGTGATCACGTTTGTCAATGACCAGAATCGCGTAATCAATACGCACACCGTAGGCGCATCGCACGCCATGACGCTGGCAACCGCCTTTGCGCCTAATCTTGCCGTTGGCGGCCGCATATGGATTGAGGGTGTGACCGGCACCGCTGCAACCATTCTGAACGGGCGC